TATTATGCAAAAGGTTATGTAGGGTTTAGTGGTAATTTTGGTGCATATTTAATGCAATTTGGTAAAGCAAAAGATAAATTTATTCCGAAAGAAATAAAAGAATTAGATACTAAATATTTATGGAAATTTTTAGAGGCTTTTGTTAGTTGCGACGGATATATAAGACCTCAAAAAGATTTTAAGGGATATAAAAACAAACCTGAATATCTTTTTTACACTTCAAGCAAGAGGTTAGCGGATGATTTAGGAGAACTTATTTTAAAATGCGGTTATCAGCCAAGTTTTTACTTACAAAAAGTGAAAGGTAAAGAAATTGAATTTAGAAATGGAAAATATACAATAAATGAAGATATTTGGGTAATAAGACTTAAAAGAAGCAAAAATGCAAATGTGAGTAATTTAGAAATTAAAGAGGTTAAGTATAATGATTTGGTTTATTGTGTAGAACTTGAAGAATATAATATTTTATGGGTTAGAAGAAACGGAAAAACTTGTTTTAGTGGTAATTGTTACTGCATTTATACGCCTTATTACAGAAAAGTAAAAGGCAAACGCAAAAAATGGAAAACGGCAGTTAAAGAGACGATGAGTAAATTTAACGAGAAAAAACAGATTGAGATACTCGGAAGCCGTGAGAAGCTTATGAGGTTTAAAAACGGGGAGGATATTGAAAAGATTTTTAACGCTATAAGACCGAAATATCCGATTAAAAAGTATGTGGATGTGTTTGGATATAATTTTAAAATGGATAGTTACAAAAAAGACTTAATAAAATTTATTGAGGAAATTAAAAGCAAAAATATAAAAAGAAACGAAGTTGTTATTGGGGAATTTGAAAAGGAAATTATAGAATTTTTACAAAAAAAAGGAATAGAAAACAATCAAGAAATATTTTTAAGTGTGAGAAGATATTTTCACATAGTAAGAGATTTCAAAAAATCAAAAAACAAAGCAATCCCTGAAAATATCATTGAAAAATTTCCTATTTATTTAGCAAATCCGTTAAAAGTATATTTTGATAATCATAAGAAACATAAAAATTTAATTTTCATTTTTGGATATGAAAAAAAATTATTCAAAATAGCAGTAAATCCATCAGGTGAAATAGTTACAGCTGGTAATGTTAATATAGGAAATTTTAAAGAAGATATTTTTGAAGAAATTGGGCGGTAAAGGTGGGAGTCGAACCCACTCTAACAGGCAAATAGCCTACCATCCCGATGTGGCCTCATTACCGCTCTAATGCTATTATATATTAATTTTTAGTTTTTTTCAAGATTCCTTAAAACTATCCTCAATCTCCTGTGAAATCTCATCAAAATTATCCACGTCAATCGTATTAAGATCGTTACTGATAATTTGAAGGGCTTTTAGTTTAAAGTATGTAGGGGAATTTACAAGCTGTTTCATTTCGCTTAATATGCCGATTTCTTTTTCGATGTCGATGATGTTGAAGTTTTTAGGGTAAAGTATATCGACGTCGTTTTTAATATTAAGATACCTGCATACAACTTCAAACGCTCTTAATTCTAAATCTTCAAGCCTGAGTGAGAAATTTGAAAGCGAGGCGTTAAGCCCCTGAAATTTAATATCAAGCGCAATGCCGCTTTCCTGTTTTTCGTTTGTAGATATATCAAAGGCGATTTTATCGATTTGTGTTTCGATGTCTTTTATTTTTTGTTGATAAATTTCCGCAGGTGCGGCAGGCGGGGCTATGTATTCGGGTTTATTAAATTCCTTGCCGTAAATTATTGCGTTGTCGGTAGAGAGTTTTACTTCAACATCGCTTGCGGTGTCGGCGTTGAGTGTTAGGATAGAAAAAGTCTGTCCCCTTAGTATTTCGTCAAGTTCGCTTTGTAGGTTGTAATGCCTCTTTGCAAGCGCGGCGATTTGCGTAAATTCTCCTGTTGCGGGGAATTCACCTGTTTCGGAGAAGATTAACACAGGGCAAACTCCGAGGTTATGATCCCCGCTTTCGATTACCTTATCGGTGTCTTCGGCGTCTAATATTTTCCAGCTTTGCTTATCGTAGTATCTTATAACTTCTTTTATATCCTGCTTTTGCATTGTGGAGTTATCTATAACATCAGAAAAAGCTACATATTCAAACTTGCCTGTGTTGTCGAGTTTAAAAGCTACAAGCCTCTCAGGCGCTATTTCGGTAAAGTAAGGCAGTGAGCGGGTCTGTATCTGTTCGGCAAGGGTTGCGGGTATGTTTTTAGGCATATCGACTAAAAGCAAATTAACGCCTCGAACTTTTGCGTGTTTTGCAAAATTAGACATAAAAACGTCTATACTGTCGCCTTTATTATTTACGTCGTCAAAAATCATTCTTATCAGGTTATTGGCGCTGTTTCGGGTAGGAGTTTGTTTAAAAAGATAACCTGTGTATCTGTTTATTTTGCTTGAAAAGATGTTTGTGTAATAGGCTATTTTTTGCCTCTCTTTATACTTTTCATCGTTTTCACGGGGGTATTTGTCTATATATTCGCCTGTTAAAAATCCTCCGCTTCCCTCATACGATTCGTTTGCAAATTCCCATATTTTTGTTGCAGTTGATAAGTCCATTAACTCTCCTTAAATATTTTGTCTATTTTTGCAAATGTTTTTTTTGCTGCTTTATGTAAAAAGTCGTCTCCTTCATAGCCCGGATGGTGAACACATTTGTTATCAAATCTGAATCTGTCGAGTTTAGAAAAAATCCTTAAATATTTTCTGTTTTTAGGACAGATTAAATGCGGTCTTGTCCCAAACAGCACGAAAGTCGCATAATTTATCCTTTTGCCTCTCCAGCTAACAAGCATATCGTCGTTTGCTATCCAAACAATGCCCGCACCGCCTTTTGTTTTCATTAAGATATTTCGGTGCAGCGTTCCTTTAATAAAATGTTTTTTAGCTTTGTTTTTTGCTTCTTTATGCACGGCTTTTGTTATGTCTTTTATCATTTGTGAAGTTTCGGTCATTTTATCCAATGTTTCGAATATTTTTTTGGTGTCGTCTATTTTAATTCGCATTGCAAAGCCCTATTATCTTAAATTTAATAATTCCGGCTTTAAGATTAACAAGCCTGTCCTCGTCTGTAATAGACGTAATAAGCTCTATTTTATAAGGTAGCTTAAAAAGCGACATTTTAGTAGTGTATTCGGCTGCAAAAAATTCCTCATACAGTTTTTCATAATCGTTTTTTGTGTTAAAAGCGATAACGATGCTTAAATGCAAATCAATCAAAGCCCCCCTGTGCTCAATCTCATCTACGATAATCCGTGCAAAAGGGCAGTTAATCGCTTTATCCGCTCCCTTTTCAAGACCGAGTTTGACTGATTTGTAGATGCTAAGGCTTTGTATAAGCTCTTTTACGTTGTGTAAGACAGGCACGATGTCAATCATTTTAACCTCTTTGTATAGTGATGTTTTTAATGTTTATAATCGAGTTGTTGTTTTTCGCGAGATTGTAGTAGTGTTCGTATTCAGAGCGGTAAATATCGTATTTTGCTTTCATTCCGTCCGCTTCGAGACTTCTTTTTGCAAGTTGCATATAAACCCTGCATTTTGTAAGCTTTTCTTTGTAATAATCATCCGCAATGTTTAGTTTATTTAATACGAAACCGTATTCTTCCGCCTCAATATTTTCAAGCTCGCTTTCGTCTATATAAGATGTTAAAAATTCGTCTTCATACGAATAAATCATTTTCCGCCTTTTTTAGTTTATTTTACTTCTTATCTATTGCGGTTTTTTCCAAAAAACAGACTTTAAAGATTTTACAATTAGCAAAACACGGGAGGTGTAAATGTTAAAAATTTTAAAAAAACTGCTTGAGGCAGGAAAAATCAGTGAAGAAGCGGCAAAAGAAATAGATGCGGATTTGAGTGTAGAACTTAAAAAGTTAAGAGACGAAGCAGCGGAGTGGAGAGTAAAGTATAAAGAGCTTAACGAAACATACGAAGAGGTTGCAAGCTCTAAAAATTCGCTTGAAGAGCAGTTAAAAAGCCTTGATGAGAGAATTGCAAAGGCAAAAGAAGAAGGAAAAGCCGAACTTGTTGCACAGCTTGAGGCTCAGAAAAAAGAAAAAGAGGAACTGACAAACAAATTGCAACAGTTGGAGTTGTCAAGTAAAACTTTACGACTTGAAAATGCCTTAAATAAAGCGTTGAGCGCTTATGAAGCAATTGACCCTGAGGTTGTAGCGGAGGTTATTAAACAAAGAGTAGATGTGATAGACGGTGAAGTTAAGTTTAAAGACGGAAGAAGCCTTGATGACGGAATTAAGGAATTTTTTGAAAGCAAGCCGCACCTTTTGAAAGCAAAAGGAAACGAAGGAAGCGGTGCTGGAAGCAACAGCGGGACAGGATTTAAGGAAGATACCTTAACAGCGCAGTTATTAAAAAAATTACAATAAGGAGCAATAAATGGCTAAAATACAATTACAAGATTTGTTTCAGGCAACTTTATGGACGAATGATGTTTTAAACGAAGCGCCTGAGCTTAAAAATATACTAAATTCGCCTTTAATTATTACAAGCCCTGATTTACAAAGCGTAGTAAACGCTGCAAATGCGGGCAGCAGGTTTGAAATGCCTTATATAGACGAGCCTGATTACACAGAGCCTGAGGCGATGGACGACAGCGATGACGAAATTACTACAAATAAACTCATTTGGGCTAATATGTTTGCGGTGCTTGGGCTTTATTCAAAAGGATACAAATATTCACATTTAGCGGCGCTTTTAACAAGAGATAGCGACCCGGCAAAAGTAATTAGAGATGTTATCGGTAATTACTGGGGTAGAGATTTACAAAGAAGAATGATTAACATTTTAGTAGGTATTTCCAAAAAAGCGGGAACTGATTTAACGCTTAATGTTAATGATACTATCGGTGCAAGTGTAATAATCGACGGTGCAAGTTTGCTTGGCGACCATCAGGACAAGTTTGAAGAGATGTTTGTGCATTCTAAAATTTATGCGGATTTGAAAAAACAAAACCTGATTGAAACATTGCCGCCAAGCGAAGAGGGAGCAAAACCTATTGAAATGTATGGAAAATATAAAGTAACGGTAAACGATTTAATGCCTGTTGAAGAAGACGCAGACGGAAACAAACACTATACATCAATTATCGCACAAAGAGGTATTTTTGCATTCGCACAGAAAAAACTCGGCGGGGATATGCCTTTGATTGAGTTAGACAGAAATCCAAGAGCCGGTAAAGGAAGCGGGAATACAACCGTTATAAGCAGACAGGGGTTTGTATTGCATCCGGTAGGCTGGAGCTGGAAAAAATCAGGAATGAGCCCGACGCTTACAGATTTAGCAAAAGACACAAACTGGGAGAAAAAATTCCAGACAAAACAACAGAGATTTGTAAAAATCGTAACCAAATAAGGAGTAAATAATGGCGGTTAACAGAAATTTTGCGGATAACTATTATATCGGCGGCGGAGAGCTTTACATAAAAATAAAAGGTGAGGATAATTTTAGGTATTTCGGGCAGACGGAAAGCGCAAGCGTAAATTTTAACGTTGAAAAAGTTGAACATCAAAACAGCGAAGGTGCTATTCTTACAACTGACTTGGAAGTTACAAAGGCGGTAAGTGCGGAAATAAGCATTCAGACAGCCGACCTTAACCCTACGGCACTTGCTCTTGCGTTCAGCGGAGAATATATCGAAACCACACAGGCAAGTGCTACGGGTGTTGAAGTTGATTTAACAAACGTTCAGGCCGGATTGGTTTATGAATTAGGCAAAAGAAAAGTTAAAAACGTTGTAGTTACATATAACGACGGAACGGAAGATGTTGCGGCGGTTGAAAACGTGGATTACAGTGTAGATTATGAATTCGGAACTATTGAAATTGCAAAAGACGGTGTGCTGGTAAACAAAGATATAAAAGTAACATTTGACAACGATGCGGTTACTGTCGGACAGTTTACGACATTAAATAAAACAAGCCAGGAAGTTGCTTTAAGATTTATTTCAAAACCTTTACATGGGAAACCGAGCAAAACGGATATTTTCAGGGCAAATCTATCGCTTGACGGGGATTTTGCGCTTAAATCTGCGGAAGATATTCAGAAAATTACCCTTAAAGGAAAAGTGCTTAAAGACGAAACAAGACCGGAAGGACAGCAATTCTTAGTTAAAGAGGTAATCGCATAATGAAATTTTACAGAGAAAAAAAAGTCCTTAAATTTGACGATTTGGAAGTAGAGATTTACGAAATAAATGTAAAATCTCTTATTAAACTTGCAAACAAAGAGTATAAGAACAATTACGAGCTTATTGCAGACAATTCAAACCTCTCATTTGAGGATTTGGAAAATGCGACAATAGAGGCTGCAAAAACTATTGAAGAGGCTTTTTTTGAATTAAACGCTAAACATTTTGACGAGAAGGGAGAAAGCAAAACCGATAAAAAAAAATCCTAAAACTTCTCTCTCTTCTTATCTCACACAACCACACAAACCCCGAAGAATACGGTTTAAGTGCTTTTCTTTTAGCAATAGAGCAGATATACGAAGAAAAAGAGGAAATGATTAAAAATATAGCTATTGCTAACAGAATTGCACGTTTTGCAAAAGACAGCGACTTTAAAGAGTTTGTAAAAGAAAAAGAGGCGGTAAATTTAGATGAAGTTGATAATTTTTCTATTTAGGAGCGAAGATGGATAAAAAATTACAAATACAGATTTTAGCAAACACAAAACAGGCAGTTGAAGATATTAAGAAGCTTGAAAATGAGATTAAAAAATTCAGTAACGGCGTAAATAAAAGTAATACAAATTTAAAAAAGCAGGAAACACAGTTTAATAAAATAGCAAAAGGTATAAGAACTGTTGTAACGGCTTATGCCGGATTTCAAGTTGTTAAGAATATAGTCGGAACAGTTGCGGATTTCGAACAAAGCTTAGCAAGACTCAGTGCGGTATCTCAGGCAAGCGCAGGACAATTAGAAAGCTTAAAGAAAAAAGCTATGGATCTCGGCGGCTCAACCGAATACACAAGCTCGCAGGTAGTGCAGGGTATGAATTATTTGGCGATGGCGGGATTTAAAACAAACGACATCCTTAAATCCACGTCGGACGTTTTAAACCTTGCGACGATAGGGCAGATGGATTTAGCAAGGGCGTCTGATATAGCGAGTAACGTTTTAAGCGGTTTCGGTATGAAAGCGGACGAGATGAATAAAGTTGTGGATGTTATGTCCGTAACAATTACAAACGCAAACACAAATATAGAGCAGCTTGGGCAAGCGATGAAGTTCGCAGCGCCTACCGCACATTCGTTAGGTATAAGTATAGAAGAAACATCTGCGGCGTTGGGTGTTTTAGGTAATGCGGGATTGCAGGGAACTATTGCCGGGACCAACCTTGCAATGGTAATGACGAGATTAGCAGCGCCTGTGGGAAGAGCAAAGGAAGCTTTAAAAGAATTGGGTGTAAAAGCATACGACAGCCAAGGGAAATTTGTAGGGCTTAAAAACGTTTTAGAGCAGTTAAACGCTAAGATGAAAAATATGACGCAGCAGCAAAGAATGGCTTATCTTAAAGATATATTCGGGCAGGAGAGCTTAAAAGCCGTATTAATTTTATTAAGCGAGGTTGATAAAAGCTATTCAAAATTGCTTGAAAAAAATAAAAAAGCTGCCGGTGTAAGTGCCGAAATGGCTAAAAAAATGAGAGATACGCTTGAAGGTAATTTTAAAACATTAATGAGCGCATTAGAAAAACTTGCTTTAACGATAGGGCAGCAGTTGTTGCCTGCGTTAACTGAATTTCTAAAACTTTTAACGGCGGGGGTTAGTGATGTTACAGATTTTTACGAGGCGCATCAGCATTTAATAAATGCGATAATAGAGTTAACTGCGGCATTTTACAGTTTAGCAAAAGCCAAAGCCATTTTGGATGCGGTCGTGGGCGCGGAGGCAATAGCAAGATATGGAATGCTTAGTGCGGTTGTTTCCATGCTTGTAACAAAGATGAGAATGCTTAAAATCGCGATAATGTCGCTGGCGGAGGCACACCCGGTGTTATTAGCGCTTACGGCGGCGATATTGGCTACAAATGCGGCATTTGATGAAATGAGTGACGAAATAAAAGAGCTTAACAAAGAGACCGATAAATTAATCGCAAATAATAAAGATTTTGAAAATATCATGAAAAAATTGCAAGATGCGATGGTGTTTAAAAACGGTAGAAAAGAATTTCAGTTAACGGGCGATGAGATAGACAGATTAAAAAAGAAAACTGAAAAACTTACCGAAACTACAAAAGCGCAGATTAAAGAATTACAGAACAAAATTAAAGACGGTGATAATGTTTGGGATAAAATGCTCGGGCTTGACAAGACGGATGAATACAAAAGACAGTTAGCAACCCTGCAAGACAGATTAAAAGTTTTGCAAGCGACAGAAAACAAACTAAAAAACATAAAACCGTTTGAGGGGACGAAAGACAGTGCGGTAAAAGCAAAACAGGCAACAGAAAAACTCACAAAAGAGCAGAAAAAATATTTAAAAGAACTTGATAAAAAACTTGAAAAAGAGAAAAATACAACAAAAACAATATTAGAATTAAAAAACGAAGAAATAGAAAAAGCAAGGGCGCTTTTAGGTGAGACTAAATATTTTGAAGAGGCAAAAGCAAAAATAATTGAATATTATAATCTAAAAGAAATAAGACAGTTTAAAGACAAATACAGACAAAGAGTAGAACAGCATAAAGTAACAATAGAACAGTTAAAAAACAAAGAAAAAGACCTTGCGGATAAAATTGCGGATATACAGACACGCCTTAATGCGAGGCTTAAACAGCTTGAAACGGATAGATTGAATGCTATTGAGAATATAGAAGACAAAATACACAACCTTAAAATGTCTTCAGCTTCATCTTATACACAGTATATAGACAAACAAAAACAGGCGGAAATAAAACTTGCAAAAGCGAAAGAAGCTATAAAAAACGGAGAACTGCAACAAGCTAAAAGATATATGTCGCAATACAAAAGCATTGTATCATCTATTGCAAATACGGAGATAAAAGAAAAGAAAAAAGTTAAAAAATTTAACTGGGATAAATTTAAATGGGAAGAAAAAGAAATTGAAATTATTAGAGTTTCTAAAAAGAAAGCAAATGATGAAGCTATGCGAATGCTTAATAAGCTAAAAAGTGTAACAAACGATTATTATGCAAAAGCAAAGGCGCAGGAACAGGCAGCGGCACGGGCTAAGATGCAGAACTTAAAAGCCGAGCTTGAAGCGACAAAAGCGCAATTACAGCTTGAAGTGCAAAGACTGAATCTTGAAAAACAGTTAATCGAAGCATTAACCGGTAAAAAAGTAAATATAGACACAAGTGCAGCGTTACAGAGTATTAAAAATTTAGACACGCAGATTAAACAGTTAGACGAAAAGCTTAAACAGAAAAAAGACGTTAAAGTCGATACCAATAAAGCAAAAGCGGAACTTAAAAAAGTAGAAAATACAAAAGCAAAAGTTAAAGTAGAAGCAGACACAAAGCCGGCTCTTGCAGGAGTCCTTGAAATAAAAGACAAAATTACAAAAGAAAAACTCACTTTTAAGTTTTATGCAAACGATAAAGAAGCGAACGACAAAGTTAAAAAATTTAACTTAAAAGTAAAAAATCTTAAACCTGTTGTAAAAGTAAAAAGCGATGTTTCACAGGCTTTGCATAAACTTAGCCAAATTCCTAAAACAATTACAACTATACATCACATTAAAACGGTTGAAACCCACGCTGCCGGAGGTATTGCGGGATTTAGAAAAGTGCAGGGTAGAATTCCGGGAGATGATCCGTTAAATTCTGATGACGTCCCGGCACTTTTAACAAGAGGGGAGTTTGTAGTAAAGAGAGATACCGTTAAACATTACGGAGAGGACTTTTTATATAGACTTAACAATAAATTACTGCCTAAATTTGCAACAGGCGGACTTGTAGAGATAGGAAGACCGCAGCAGCTTATAACACAATTATCGAATTTGTCAGGCGGCAGCAGCGGTGGATACGGCGACGGCGATATTATAAGTAAATTAGACGATTATTTAAGCACATTAAAAGAGCTTTTGGAGCATTTTAGAGGCACAAATAGACCGGAAAAAGCAGAGATTGAAAGCACAATACAAAAAGTAGAGGACACAAAAAGCAAATACGAAAACGACCAAAAAGCTATAACTGACTATAAAGCGAGCATAAAAGGCAAAACATTAGACGATGCGGGATATAAAGAATACGAAAGCAAATTAAAAACACTACAAAGCAAACTGAAAACGGATGAAGAAAGCGTTAAAAAATTAGACGAAACGGTAAATGCATTAGTGCAAAAGATTAACGACTATTTAGCGCAGGTTGATAAATACAAAGATTTAATAAGAAAAAAAATCTCACAATCCGGTATAGATGAAAATAAAATACTACCGCCCGATTTTGATTATGTTATGGATTTAGACAGGCTTAAAAATTTTTATAGTAGATTAAATTCTTTAAATATTCCCGATAAAGAAGCTATAAAAATAGATTTCCAGAGATTTGCAAAAAACAGCGCGAATAATACGCCGAGATATTTACAAGTCGGGTATTCTTTAATGAATAATCCGGCTTACCGACCGACTGATTACAACATAATGGCTACACAATTTTTAACTAAATATGGAGTAAACGACAGCTTATTACAATACAGATTTGCAAATCTCCTTAAATACAATAAACAGGCAGCGACATTAAGCGATGATAACCTTAATATTTTAATGCAGGATATTTTAAAAGACAAACTACCTAAATTCGCAACGGGCGGGCTTATTAAACTTGCGAACGGCGGTAAACTTCCGGGATACGGCGGGGGCGATAGGAATTTAGCACTTTTGGAAGACGGAGAATTTATTGTAAGAAAAGAAGCGGTTAGTATGTTCGGGACGGATTTGTTTGAAAAGTTAAACAGCTTTAAACTTCCTAAATTTGCTACGGGCGGATATGTAGGGGATTTGCCGAGTGCAAATAATACAAGCGGCGATACGGTAAATGTTAACTTTAAATTCCCTGACGGAGCGAATTTTGAAATGCAAAGCGATGAAATGACGGCTAAACAGCTTGCAAGTTATTTTAAAAGGATTATGTGATGATTAGAATAAAAAAAATCGGCGGAATTGAGCTTAACAACCCCCTTTATGTGCTTGAAAGTTTTGAAATAAAAAACGTCAAGGCGGTCAGTTTCAATACGCTTGGCGGCTCCAAAATTGTATATGAAAGCATAAGACGGGATAATGCAAACAATATAACATTAGACAGTATGGAAAACGGCTGGTTAAGGCTTGAGACTTTACAAAAAATAATAAATTTAGCAAATGAGTTGAGTTTAACGGTTGAATTGACGACAACGGATAACAGCACGGTTAAGGCGAGATTCAGACTTGAAGAAAAAGAGGTTGTAAAAGCCGAGATGTTGTATGAGGGAAGCGAGTGGTATAAAGTTACGATTAAAATGGCTTATGCTTAGATTTTGGAAAAAAACGAAAAACAAAAAGAATAAAATAAACAAAAAAGGCTGAAAATGGCGGATTTAGAATTTTATAAGAGTTTAAAGATAGACGAATTTGACCCTTCTAATAACGGTGATGACATTGACACAAACGCACTTATTGAGAGTGGAATTTTAAACAATTTGCTTTTGCCTGTAAGACCTTATACTGCCGAAGTTGGGGGTGAAAGGTATTTTAAGTTTTTTATAAAGGCAACGGTTGATGTTATAACATTAGGGCTTGATATTGCTTCGTTTACGACTTCGCCTACGGAAGAAGTATATCTTTTTGAAGCAGGAAGCAATACTGAACTTGAAAGTGATTTAGATAAAAACAATTTAAGGGTATATGGGGGGTTTTTAGTAACTAACTATGACAAAGATAATAAAAAAGTTACGGCAGACAGAGATATAAGTGGTTTTGTAAAAGCCGGAGACACTGTTACTTTTTATAATGCGGATAATACAAAATTGGTAAGCTGGACAGTGGACACGGTTAGCGGTGCAGATATAACATTTACGGAAGTAAGCTCGGATGATGTTAGCAATTTAAAAGCAAGTTCCACTATTTACATTGATGCTTTAAACGCAAATGAGTATAAAGGATTTTGGGTAAAAGAAGTGGTGTCGCCTTTTACAGAGGCAATGGAAGACCCTGCGAATGAATTTGTTTTAAACATTTGGTATGACTTAAAGTGAGACTATGAGCAATAATATAAGTCTTTCTATACAGAATGAGATAAAAAATTATGATAATAAACCGTGTTGTGTAAAAAATAAAATAAGAAAAGAATACAATAATATAAATTCACCTATCGAATATCTTAACAACAGTGATTTTGCGTTAAATTCCGATATTAACGACGGATTTAAATATACTACAAATGAGGGAAATGGAGAAATTGTTAAAATTATAAAAAATAACGTTTCTTTTATGAATGAAATATTAAAATATAAAAATATGAATAAAAATTTATATGAAGAGATAAAAAACTTTACAAAAAATATAAATTTGTTATCAAGGGGCATTATTGATGTCTATAATAATAAAAATACACAGTTTGATTTTAACATAAACAAATATAAATACAACAATATTTACTATTTCGAAAGAATTGCTTACGATTTAAAAACCCCTCCTATTCGAGTGATATTTAAAAATTTTGAGGACTGATGATGGAAGTATATTTAAGCGTATATTTTACAGACCATTTAGGGCAGAAAGAGAAAATAGACGATAAGATAGCGTCTGTTCAAGACGGGATATTTGATATAAATATTCATAAAATTTATAATTCTTTAACTTTTGTAGTGCAAGATTTATATATAGCTCCCGAAATTATAGGAGATTTAATCGAGCGGGTAGAGATTAGATATAAGGTTGATAACGGCGATGAAGTGATTGAAAAATTTGTAATTGACAGCGTTGATTATTTAAAAGACAATAATATAAAAGTTTACTGCAAAAGCAGGACAATAAAATATACCTACAAATACATAGGCAATTTAAATAAAACGATACAGACAAACTCAATTAAGGGCTTGATTGCTACATTGCTGCCTGATGTAATAATTAACAGTGAGAATTTAACCGACATTCCTTTATTGTTTGATTATGAAATAAAAAATAAAAGTATCGAAGAAGTTATTGAGGATATATGCAAAATTACGGGGTTTGATTATTATTTTTACAGGGGCGTTTTGTATTTTGGAGATAAAAAAAGGATAAATAAAGACGACACGGCGGTTAGGAAATTTAGTGAATTAACCGATATTATCGATTTTAGCACATCTACAAACAAAGACGAAAAAAAGATTAACAAAATCTACATAAATAAAAAAGACGATAAAGTCTTTACGGCAAAACCCATTATTGCACTTGAAATAAAAGACTCTCCGCAATGTTGTAGTCCCGATAATGTAATTATTTATACTGACGATGACGGAAATACCTACAAAATCAATCCCGTAAATGCCTTTTTTATTATTTATTATTCGCCTACAATACAGGCGCCTAATTGTAATGTCGCTTATGAAACGGGGGAAAAGATTTTAATTGAAGATTACAAACTAAACAACGACGAATATGTAGAACTCACGGGCGGTATTGAGGAAATTATAGCGATTGAGGGGGTGGAAAATTACAGCTTTGAGACGGGATATAATTTATTGGTATTTGATAAGGTAGAAAAAGGAGAACTTAAAATCACCTACAAAACAAAAGTCTTGCACGGAACGATAGGGCATTCGAAATATCCTAAAAATGTAAATTTCTTAATAACTCACTTTAATCAAAAAATTGACTATACGCACAAAATAGAGCTTAACGGATACTATCCTGTGCCTTATAATTTTACGCTTAACCTAATGAGAGACTGGGGGATTGATTACGGCGAGGCGATAAATAAAAGCATAACAATTTCGAGAAAAGATGGCGATGCTTTTGCGGTTATGGGGACTTACACAAGCAATGCATTCGGGGAGCTGGAATTTAACATAAGCGAATATAATACCTATAAATTTGAAATGGAAGAGCAGGAGCCTTTATATTTAGACTGGTATGCAAACAAAAAGCAGATTTATATGAATGAGGTGCAATAATGGGAAAAGTAACAGAAATCAAAAAAGCAAACGGCGAGATTATGAGGATAATTGACGGGGAGTATGTAATAGGAGCAAGCAGCGGGTGTTTTAGCTCACCAAAGCCTTGTAGGAAGATAATAAACGGGGAGTATGTAATAAATAAATGTTTTGACTGTATTACACTTGAAAGTTTAGATTGTTTTATAAACATAACTACAAGAGAACAGTTTAAAGAAGTTATTGATTTCGGATTATGGCCCCGCACACAGAATGAAGTTACACTTATAGAAACTTTTGATTTTTTTGACAGAATAACATTGCACGAAAATAGAATCTTAGGCGCTAACAGTGTTTTATTTGCTAAACTAAATTGTTTTATAACGCTAAAAGAAAATAAAGAGGTAGATTTTTGTGATATTGATGAGCCCGGAATTACATATCCTTATCACAATTTAATAAAAAATAATACAGTTTTAACGTTTGGACGGTTTGATTGGTATGAACCTTTAAAAACAGACGGAAGTGCAATAATAAGTAATAATAGCACAATGCACGAAATAAAACCATCTAATTATCTTGCAATTTTTACAACAAAGCCTATTTTACCGGGCGATTATTATATATATATAAATTACAATGGTGTTATAGACATTGCATTAAAAAACAGCACAAATGAAACACTTTATATTTTAGATTTAGGAAGTTAAAATGCTAATAAAATCAAATCAAATTCAGGAAAATAAAACCCCTCTATATACTGGTGTATTTGAAATTGGCCGAAAAGGTGAGAGCAAAGAGATAACGGATAATTTTATAACAAATGAAACTATTGCTGCATTAAGAGCGACATCCGAATTTTTAGAAAATGGATACAATAAACAGGAAGTGGAGTTTAGCACTTATTTTGCACCTTTAAAGATTAACAACATTATCGAAGTTTATGCCCCGACTTACAGAATACCGAAAGACCTTACAAAAACAAGGTTTATCGTTAAAAAGATAACGCATTATTTCAAAGACGGGGTTATTAAAACGAAAATAAAGGCGGTGCGATATGATTAAAGAGTTTAACAGACTGATTGAAAAACAGATAAGAAAATCGCAGAAAACAAATGAATATAAAAAAATAGTTAAAATCAAAGAACAAAATATGCAAACAATTAAATTAAAAAGCCTCTCTTTCTAATTTTTCCCAAAAAACAATCTTTTAATCCTTTATTATTTAAATAAAAAAAGGCTTACTGTGGCGACAAGAAATATAAAAGTTACAAACACTTGGCAAAAAGTCGGAAACGGAGAAGTGGTTGTAATACAAAACAGAGGACTTGAATATGTAGAAGTGGCGATCGTGAAAAACGGGGAAACGCCGGAATCGGGGTTTATGTTGGGTAATTATGAAGTTTTTAGTTATTCGGGTGGAGATGAAGTGTGGGTAAAGTGCGTAAGAGGAAGCACAAATATTATTATAGACAATGTGGGGGTTTAAAATGGATATTGTTTATCCTGTAAGCGGTAACGGGGCGGTGATTGATGATAATGCAATAGCTACAAATAAAACTTGGAGTTCAGATAAAATTAATTCAGAATTTGCAGAATTAAAAAGCGATGCTCCTATTTTGTCTTTACCTGCAAACGCAAACGAAAATACTAACGTAACGATAACAATAACAAATTATAAGGATAATACGGATTACTATTTTAATACGGACGCAGGAGATATTAATTATAACGGGGGCAATACCGCTACATTAACTACAAAAGAAGTTGAAGAAGATACACAATTTGCAGTTACTTGTTATGCGGTTGAGGCGGGTAAAACGAGAAGTGATACGACAACTAAAAATATAACTGTTTTAAACGTTCCTGTGGTAGTGGACGGAAGTATAAATAATGCAGATTTTGACGCAAACGCTGACGCAAATGACGGATTTGAATATTAAGGAGAACAAATGAAAGCAACAAAAGATAATGCAACATATTTGGAAAAGATTGTTACACAAGACGATGGTGATAGTGATTTTGAAAAAGTTACAGATACGACAGTAAACCATATTCCAAACGAAATATTTTTGCTTGACACTACAACCAATACACAGTTGGAAAGTGAAGATGAGTTAATAGAAAATGAAGAAGTATTGTTGATTGACGCAGATAACAATATTACTGAAACACAGCTTGGTTCTGTAACAACAGGAATAATAGACACAACACAAACACTTGATATTTTTAATGACAACTCTTGTGTGGCTTGTTATCCATTTGATAATGAAACTGCTAATGATTTAAGTGGAAATTATGACGGAACTATTAATAATGTATCATTTGATAATGGTAAATTTGGAAAAGCAGTTAAAAGGAGCACATCCGATAGAGAGAATCATATAATTTTCTCTGAATCTGGTATCGATTGTATAAGCAATAGTGACATTTTTACATTAAGTTTTTGGGCAAAAATACCATCGCTTTCTGATTATAGTTATAACAATAATTCTTCATTTATGATTTTTGGAGCCGGAACAGGATATGATCAAGGGAATTGTGGTAATAGATCAAGAAATATTGGTTTTTCTTATTTTGATGGAAATTTTTCTGATATTCAATATTTTGAACAACCAGATGATGGAACTCCTTGTGGAGGGGGCAACCAAAGACAATTAAGCTTTGGAATAAAGCCTGACTCTATTTTTCACCATTTTGTTGTAATAAAAAATGGAGCTAATGTTAAACTATATTTAGATAATGTTTTAGTGAATGAAGCATCAAACACTTTTACAAATAAAACAGGTATGAAATATGTTACAGCACTGAGTAAAGGATTTGCAATACATTCAAATAGTTTATCTTCTCCAGGACTCATAGACCAAGTTCGTATATTTAATCGCACACTTACCAATGATGAAGTAGATGCATTATATAATGAACAGATAACAAAATACATAGCAGACATATCATCTGCAAACCTGTCAGAAGCTCCTGCAAAAGCCTTTAAAAAACAAACACCTTCTGTAAGAATAGCAATAGAAGCTACCGAAGCAGATATAACAGATACAAGCTTCAATGATTTAACTCCTGAAACAACGACTTATGACGGGTCTAAATTCACAACCGTATATTCTGATTTAGCAAAAGAAGGTAGATATATTCAAAGAAAAATAGTGGCTCCTAATAAAGGAATACAGGTTATAGAACCTTTTATATCAAACTTATGGAAGAAAGGGTAACAAATGAAATATGAGATAAAAGAAACGGTAACAACAAAAGACGGATTGTATTATAAAAAAGCGATACAGGAAATTCCCGTGGCTTCCGAAAGTGAAAACATCAAAAAAGGTTTAGCAAGAAAACGTATACAAGAAGAAGTGTTTGATTTGCCTGACAGTATCGCAGATAACGCAAAGATGATTTCTCTTTTAATGTCTGTGGTTAAAAGAGTTTATGAGGCGTTACCCGCAACGACTAAAAACAAAATTAAAGACAAGGATATGATTGAAGGTGTGATTAAAGTTTTCGACAACATACAAACCTTAGCAGACGTTCAGTTTGCACAAGAGGGCGACGTAATGATACAAAAAATATTTAACAGACAGTCCGAAATAGGAAAAATTGTTAAGGATATTTACAATGCTTAAATATTCTAATTTTAAATTACAACCTTTACGAAATCATAGGTTTAAACTTTTAGAAAAAGTTAAATATAAAGATTTAACAATTCCAAAAAATTTTAGGACAGACGGAGCGACAATTCCGAGATTGTTTTGGAGTATATATCCGCCGAACCGCACAGATTATTTGCCGTGCGCGATAATTCACGATTATTTGTGCGATAAAGGAGAATATAAAAAGGCGGATAAATACTTTAAAGAATGTTTAAAAGAGATAAACGTTTCAAAATTTACGAGATGCGTTTTTTATTACGCAGTGAGAATATATCACAAAAGCAAATACAAGCAATAGGGGGAAAGATGCCGTTAAAAAATTTGAATGATTTAAACGTTTTTACAACAATAGTTGTAGGACTTTTCGGGGTTTGGGGGGCGTTTCTTAATTATATACGAAGACACGAAACACAAAAAGACCTTACAAAAAATCAAAAAATAACTTATTTTTTTACAGATTTTGCAAGTTCAACCGGGCTTGCAATGCTTACGTATATTGCCTTGCAAGGCTGGGGTGTTAATGAGCTTCTAAGCGTTGCTTGTGCGGGTTTTGTGTCGCATCAGGGAACCCGTGCGATTTATGTCGCACAGATAGTTATAGCCGAAAAGTTAGGTCTTAACAGAACAATAGACACAATCAAAGAAGAACACGAAAAGGAGAACAAATGAGCGGAATAGCTGAAATAATTGTAACTGTTTTAATAGCCGCATCAATTATGTTTTACATGTATATACAAAATCTACAAGACACAAAAAAAGATTTAGAAAAACAGGTAAAACAAAAACAGTCTGAAATAGTTAGAGAAAAAACAAAAGGCAATATAAAAGCGTTTGAGGCGAGACAAAAAGCGAAAAAAGAAGTTTTGAAAAAGCAGAGAAAGGACAAAAATGAAAGCAAAATTGATACTTCTGTCGGCCCTCATACTCTTTATTTTTAGCGGTTGTGTAAAAAAAGAGTATGTGTATGTAAAAATACCTTGCCCGAAGTTACAGACTTATGAAGTAAATACGAGTAAAAATAAGCATTTTACGATACATTATTTTATAAAGGATACAAATGCAAGCAAAAATAAAAACGCAGACAACTAAAACAATAGAAATGCCCCTGTGCGAATTTGAAGAGCTTATAAAAGAATTGCAACAGTGCAAAAAAGAAAAAGCCGAACTTGAAAAAGCTAACAAATTCTTAAACGAACAAATAAAAGAATACAACGAAAAATTTGCAAAGGACACAAGTGAACATTAAAGATTTTATAATTAAACACGAGGGGCTTAAACTTAAACCGTATCTCTGTCCCGCAGGAAAACTCACAATCGGCGTAGGCAGAAATATAGAAGATAACGGCATTTCGGAAGATGAGGCGATGTATCTGCTTGAAAACGACATTAAAAGATGTGAATCTGAATTAAGAGAGATTTTTGAAGAGTTTAACCATTTTCCCGACGCCGTCAAAATGGCTTTGATTGATATGATATTTAATCTCGGAAAAACAAGATTTTTAACCTTTAAAAAATTAATACAGGCGGTAAAAGAAGGTGATTTTAAACGAGCAGCGGAAGAGGCTAAAAATAGCAGGTGGTGCGGGCAGGTAGGCAACAGATGTGAGGATGTTTGCGAGATGTTAAATAACTTTATATAAATAAACTTCGAAAGCTCTTTGTAGCTCCGGGTATTTTGTTTGGGAAACGAAGTTCTCCTTTCTCTTTATCTTCATAGTCAATTAGCAAATATTTCCCCTCTAATTTATTTAACTTCATTCAAACCCTCCGCAGAGGGCTTTGAGTTATTTATATGGCCAAAAAAAATACTTTTCTTTTAGAATTAATATCGAATCTGCTATCTATCCATTTTTTAGCTTCACTTTCTTTTTCAAGTTTTACTATTTCTTCCTCAAGAGCTTTTTTGCCTTTTTCAAAAATTTCTTTATCATCCATATCTTCGTTTACAACTCCCTTAGAAATTAAATCCCTAAAAATTTTATCTGCTTCAAATACAAGTTCAGGCTCTTCTCTACTTAATTTGCTGTATTCTTCTTCGCTTATTCCCCAAACTTTATTCCAAAGTTTAAGCGCTTTTTTATTTTTTTCTATTGCTTGTTTTTGTAACTCTTCAGCCCATTTGATTTGTTTTTCTGTTCCTTTCATTTTCAGCTCCTTTTTTGTTTTTCTATACTGCTATTATACACCTATTTGGTATAAATGTCAAGAGTTTTTATATAAAATATGTATAAATTTGTAAAATTTTGTGAATTATATGTATTTATTATGTTATAATTACACTAAATAAGTATAAGGAGGATAAAATGTTTAAAGTGCCTTTAAAAGAAATAGAAAGGAGATTTAATATCCCTTACCGCACTGTTCAAAATTTTAACGAAGCGGAAGGATACAGAAAAGAAGTCCTTAATATTTTTAGCGACCTTATCGTTTTAGAAGAGTTAGCTAAAAAAGATTTAGAAGAGCTTGGAGAGGTAAAACTCTCCTATATAAAAGAGGGGATAGATAATTATTTAACAGATATTCTACTGCATAAGCCCGAAAGTTTAAATCAGACGTTTGCAGAGCTTATAAGAGATAATAACAAAATAAAGGAGCTTACAGAAAATGCAATGCTACAGGACTTTTTAGAACCGGAGGAAATAAAAGCTACTTTATATAGAATAGATAAGCATTTAGACAAGTTGTCTCGCTATTTTCTCGTAAAAGAAAGATTCGAGGAAACTTACGATTACTTAAAAAGCGTAAAAAAAGAGGGTAAGCCTGTTTTAAAAGATTAGTTTTTCTTTTTTAGTTTTTTATACCTGCTCTGCACACTTCCTATAGTCCTGTTAAGTTTCAGGGCTATTTCTTTTTTTATCAGCTTATCCCAGTTCCGCAATAAAAATTCGTCTTCTTCTTTAGAATAAGGAGTTTTATAAGTGTTGTTTTGTAGGCTTATTTCTCTTGCAAGGTTGTTTTCTTCTATAAAATGCTGTAATTTCTGTAATTTTCTTTTTTCGTTGCAATAAACTTCTTTCTTCTTTTCGGGATTTCGTTCGTAATATCTTTTAACATATCCGCTCATTTTTCCCGGATGTGCCTCTTTAAATTTCTGTAATCTGTATTTATTTCTACAACTAACACTGCAATATTTCTGTTTAGAATTAGAAGTAACAAATTCCTTATTGCAGTAGGGGCAAATAAGATAATAGTAATCTTTCTTATCCTTTTTATATTTACGTTTTTTATACGCTAAATCTCTACACTTTTTAGAACAGTAAATTTGATTTTTACGTTTAGGCTTAAATGCTTGTAAGCAGTGTGGGCAAATTTTAAAAAGATGATATTGAGCCAT